TGGTATCTGTATTGACCATTTCTCTTACACGCAATTCTCTATTCAATCTGCTTTCTGTAAGCGTAATGAAATCACCCAAGTATGATGTGAGATCTGTCCTGTTTAAATAGTTTGCGATTGTTGTTTTTAACAATGCGTAAGTTGTAAGAGCCATTATAAGTTTCCTGTGTAAATCCTAAAGTGTCTGTTATCAGGATCATTAAGCCATCTAAAAAATTTTGGCTTGTCTAATACTTTTCCTGTTAATGATATTATTTTTTTCTTTGCTAATTGATGAACAACAATGTTTGGTAGTCTGGCTACTCTATAACCTTTAGCTTCTTTTAAAACTTTAGATTTGTAAGCACCTTCATTTTGTGCAACTTTATTAGCTTGTAGTATTTCTTTTATGTCTGCTTGTGCTTGATAATTTTCTATATGTATTTTATTCTCTGCTTCATCTACAATTAAATTAGTTTTAACTGATGATTGATCGCCAGGTTCATTTAAAGAAAACTTTTTAGCCATATTATTTTATAGCTTTCATAATCATTTGATCTATTGTTCCTTTGACAGATAATCCTTGATTGCCACTTATTTTAAGCATTGGATCGTATTTTCTATCTCCACCTGAAGTTTGTTTAGATTGTTTTTTATTATTACCTCTACTAATCATTGGATCAGCTTTGATAGAATTTTGAACAACTTTATACAAACTTGAACTATGTTTTTTGTTTGTAAAAACACCCATTTTATTCTCCTGTTAAAATTAAAAAGGAGGGGATAATTCCCCTCCCTATCCTTAGACTACAATTATGCAGTTAAGTTAAATATACCATAGTTAGCGTTTGGTGCTTTTGCTGTTAAAGTCCATTCTGCTAGTAGTAATTTTTTATCACTATCACCAGTTTTTGCTAAGTCAGAAGTTTGGAAAGGTCTAAGGAAGTCTACACTCCACATATCCATTTGCAAAATATCTACTCTGTTAGCATTTTGGAATCTATCAGGTACAAAAGCCACTTCGCCAAAATCAGAAACATAAATATCAGTCGTTCCGATTGATACTTTGTCTGATGCATCTTTGTACTTAGTTGCTACACCATTAAAAGCTGATGCTAGTTGTTTGTGTGATGCTGACATTAAAACAGTATCAGGTTCTCCACCATTATTAAATGCTACTAAAAGACCTGCTTTTAATAAATCTTCGGTGTAAGTTCTGTTAGTACCACCTGCGATTGCTGTAGCACCAGTACCTAAAGGAACAGCCGAAGGTGATCCATTTTTAGCATAGTTGTTAGTTGGTGATGCAGGGCCATACCATGTACCTACTGAAGCAGATTTTCTAGCTGTAGAAGCATTACCTGCTACTTTAGCTTGTTCAATACCAACCATAGCGTTTTCCATGTCACGCTTAATTTCTTTACCCATTTTAGCAAGTTGGTAAGCAATTTGCGTTCCCATTCCTGCATTATCAACAGCATCATCAGTACCAGAAATTGTTACTGATTTTGATGAAATTTGAGTATAGTTAGTTAGTCTTGTAGTTGCAGATCTTGCTTCACCTGCATAATCATCACCTTCAACTTGTGCATTTACTGCAACTGACGCTAAAGAGTCAGTTTGCCATTCATGTAAAGTATTAGATGCTGTACCTTTTGATGCGTTGCTCATAAAAGGAGTTTCAGTTGGTGAAATATTATAGATTACATCAGCTAAATCTTCTCTTATAGAATTAACGCCATCATAAGTATCAAAAGTATTTGTTGGCTGTGCCATATACTTATCTCCTATTAGTTAATTGTTAAGAATACATTTCTTTGAAAATGTTTACTGCGTCTGTGACTTTTCCACTTTTTCTTAGAATTGCTTTTTTAGAGTTAATACGCTTTGCAACATCACTTGTTTCCTCAACAACTTTAGGACTAGATGAACTTACAACTTTTGGAGTTCTAGTTACTTTCTTATTTTTTGCGTTAGCTGTTTTTAACCTATTATAACGATAGGCATTAGCTAACATAAGAACTGCTCTATGATCTACTAACATTGAAATTTCTTGGTCTGTATATCCAATATCTTTTGCGAAATTGGTAAGGTTCTTTACGAACTCAGGCCCTTTTTCTTTGTCGCTGTAAATAGGTAGTTTTTCAGCAAGAAGATTTCTTTCTTTTTCCAAATAAGCATTATAATTTCTTTCATGCTCTCTTTGTTTTTCAGAGTTTAATCGTTGTTGCTCTTGTCTAGTAGCTTCCATCATTTCTTTCCTACGATCTATCTCGGCTTTTGCTCTGACATATTCAGCAGGATCTTCTTGATATAACCTATCTAGGTCTACCTGGTTTTCAGTAGTCTTTAAGTGTTCAGATAATACTAGAAGTTGTTTTTCGTATTGATCTCTCTTGATTTTTGCCTCCTCGTTATTCCTTGTTAATGAATTTTTAAGTTCATCAACTGATTTTCTGTTATCAGAAAGCTCATTGGTTTTACGAGTATAATCTTGCTGACGAAAATAACTTTTTTTGAGTTCATCTAGGGTGACTTCCAAATCTTGATCTCCGACCTTGATTTTGTATAGTTCCTGATTACTGTCAGTAGGTTCTTCTTGTTCAACTTGATCTATAAGTTCATCATCTTCAAAGGTGTCAATGTTATTCGTTTCCGATTCACTTACTTCCTTTGTTGGTTCTTCACTTGCTGTTTCCTGATTCTTAGAGGCGTCTGTATTTAGTAAGTTTTTCAGGGCGTCAGCTACCTCTCCTTGTGTGTTTAGAGGCTTGGGCGTTGGTACAACAGTTTCCTGTGAAGGATTATCTGTTGCAGATTCCATTACTGGTTGTTCTGCCATATGTATCTCCTATTATTTTTTTGTTGCTAATTTTCCTGTTTCTAAAACAGATTGCAACTGCATCACAACAACCTCTGTCATTCTTCTCATGAGGAAGATATGTTCTCGTTGTTCTGAATCCTTTATGTCAGAGTTTAGCCATTGTAACTCTAAATCCTGACGAATTTTTTGTATTGCTTCAACAAATATTGGATCTTCTAATATTCGTTTAGCTTTAATTGATCGTTCTTGTTCTTTTTCCATTAAATGCCTGAACTATCATCTAGGTAATCATCTACTTTTTCTGAACCAAAAGGTTTATTGTTAATTACAACATTACCTCCACCACCTTGAAAAGGTGATCCGAAATCTTCTCCACCACCATAACTACCTGTTACACCTTGATTAATTGTATTATTTCCACCACCATAAGGTACTTGTGCTTCATTAAATCCAATATTAGGATTTGGTGTAGAGCCTATATCAAATACTTCTTGTCCTTTATCATTAAAATCACCTTTAAAATATCCTCTGTTAGAAAGTTCGCTAATCATAGCATTTCTTCTTAATTCAGGATCTATTATACCTAAAGTTTGTAATCCCATTCCTAGCGTTGTTGGAAATGTATTTTTTAATGTTACTAAATCACCTTTACTTGGAAGATAACCAAACATACTGTTAGATAAATAACCTGTTTTTAAATAATCTAATAAATCTTTATTAGAGGCATTTTTCATATCTTCAATAGACATATAAGGTCTTTCCTCTGCTCGTTCTTCTTCAAATGTTTTACCACTATCTTGTGCAGGTTCAGAAAAACCAACAAAACGACAAGCCTTTAATACTTCATCATACACATAACCTTCAGGACAGTTAGGTATGCCTTCACTATCAGTTACAGGAGGTTTGTAACTATCTACAGGGTACATATCTGTATCATTAGCGTAGAAACCTTCAGGGGAATAAGGATTACGAAAAACATTGTTTGCGTTCATGTCAGCAGGTGACATAGGCGTAGTTGCAGTTACACCAGAGCCTAAAAAAGAATCTATAATTTTTTGTGCCTCTGTGCCTTGAAAGAAAGGTGTGTACGCCATCTATTGTATTCCTTGTTTTAAAATTTGTGATGCTAGTTTTTCTTTATCAAGTTGTTTACCTTGTTCTTTTTCAATAATGTCACTAGCTAATTTTTGTTGATCTAAATTCATTTTTTCTGTTTTATACACTTCATCTGATTGTTGTTTTCTTGCTTTAATTTGTAATTCAGCTTGATCTTTTTGTTGTCGCATTTGTAATTCTTGCTGTGCTAATTGAATAGCAGGATCAGGCTGACGAGGTTTAGGAGGTTGGGGTGGAGTATTAGCAGGGTTATTAAAAAATTGACTTGCGTCTTTGTAACCTGCGTTTTCCAAATACTTTTCTAATGTGTTGTATATTTTTTGTGGATCTACAATACCCATACCACCTGTACCAATAAGTTTTTCTTGCACACCTAATACTCTTGTTAGAACTTCTAATCGTTGATCTTGTGAACCACTACCAAGTCCTACTTGTACTGTTGCATTGTATCTATCAACCCATTCTCTAGGGTTCATACTTACAAATTTACCTCTTAATTGAATTATGCGATTTTGGTCTTGATGTTTACATACTAAAGTTAGTAAACCTTGAAACATTCTTTTTACACCTTCAGAAAAATTCCTTGCAATTAATTCTATACGCTGTGTAGAAGCGTTCATCATCACATTTGTTGATGTTGCTGTTGTATGTGATTTATTTATTTGGTCTGCATCTAAACCCATTTGTACTTTTGTGACGCCAGATCGTTGCTCTTTAATAGAATCAATTTTATCTATCATCGCAAGACCTTCTTGCATAAAGTTTGGTGTAGCCATAGGAGTTACTGCTCCAGGAGATTTAACTCTCACTATTCCACCTGCTCTTGATGTTAATAGATCATCTATGTTTGCTTGACCATCTACAACAACTGTACGAGAATTATTTTGCATATAAGCGTTAGTTAATATTTGGCGAAGTAATGTTGTTTTTACTTCTTGAATATCACCAATTAAATCAAACATGGAAAGACCATAAAATTTATGTGGCATCGGAACTGGTGTTACCATAGCAAAAGGTATTTGCTCTATTTCTTCGTTTTCTAAAATATGATATGCGTTAGCACCACTACCACCCACCACTACATGACGAAGTTCTGCAATCCCATCATTATCGTAATCACATTTCATATAACAATCTACAACTTGCACTACTGTTAATGCAGGATCTATGTTTTGATATTCTTGTGACATTTCAGAATCATCATAGTTCTTTCTGGTTTCTGCCTCGTTATTGTAAATAAATTCATCAGCAGGAGGAAGTTCATTGATAATTTTTTTATCAAAACCCATGTTAATTAGTTCAGATCTTGTTTTAAAAACTCGTTGACCAATAAAATTGCAATCGTCTAAACTTGTTGCCGTAGAAGTTACTAAAATACTTTCTGGTGGTACATTTTCTATGACCACTCTGCCATAATCTTTAACTCTTTTAACTGTAACATTGTAAGTAGCTTCATCTACATCAATATTGTCTAAATCAATTTCTGTATCAGCTTCTTCTACCTGTACAATTTCTACTTCAGGATCAGCTATAAGTGATTGGTATTCTGGTTCCGTTAAATTTTCGTAAGATTCTTTTTTTTGCTCTTTAGATGTTTTCCAATAGTATTTAACAAAGCCATTTTTAGAAATAAGAGCATCTTTAAACAAAGTATGCAGTATAGAATACCCATTATTATCAACATTAAAAATATGATTAATATAATCACCAGATTGTTCAGCATATTCCACATCTTCAGGCCCATTAGGAGCAAAACGAACAATACTTTCTCCTTGCGTAAATATACGCATCATACTTGGTAGTATTGCTTCCACTACTTCTAACATATCTTGCGATCTCACTTGGCTTTGACCTTCTACTTCATTACCAAGAGGCTCTCCTAAATAATATTTAAGGGCATTTCTGCGTTGTTCGGTTAGACTACTCCCATAAAACCCTACTGAGTTTGTAATCTCCTGTGAGATTAAAGAGAGTAATCGTTGTTTTGTTAATTTCATCTATACTAATCCTAAATTTGGGTAATTAATTTCTGTATTCCAGTTTTTTGTTTCTTGTAAACCTGTGCAGAGATACCGAAAAGCATCTGCACTATGCGAAGTCCAGTTATGATCTGGTCTATTTTTCGTTACACCTCTATCATCTACTGCCCATCGGTACTGTCTAAGAGCATCTAGGCCCTCTTTTGTCTTTTCAAAGTCAAAATAACATCTACCAAGTGTCATACGAACAGCATTAATGCCATCTTCTACACTCATCTTGGGTACAATGCTTGTCACCAAGCCTAAACTTTGTGCTATTTCTACTCGTGATTTGCCTGTACCAATTTCTCGTACATTAGCATCATGAGGTAAGTAGTGTGTATTATAGACATAGCCTCTATCATCTAATATGTTGGCATAATATTCTAGTGACTCACCACTATCTTCAAAGTAATCTATTAAATGTATGGCTGTTCCTTTTTGTTGAACAAACCAAATAGCCGTTTTATCTTTCATACCTAAATCCCAAAAGGTATCAACTTTGATTGTAGGATCATAAGGTACTTTTGTTATTCTATCTTCGTCATCAGCTTTATTTAACCCTAAAGCGTAAATACTGCCGATAGCATTACTTTCAAAAGAACATTCATACTCTGCCTCATATATTTCAGGAGGCATCATTTTTTTTGCTTCTGCTAATTCTTCTTCTTTAACGACTTTGGTTTCACTAGCTTTAAATAATCTTGTTAGCCACTTCTCATCATGTACGCCATGTTGGTATAAATCAAAGAACGCATTGTGTCCTTGTGGAGTACCAATCGCTATCATAAAACCTTCTCTATCGGATAAAGCAGGTCTAATTACTTCTGTCCACATCTTCGGTGGCATTTGGGCCACCTCATCAAGCACAACTCCATCTATATACAAACCCTTTAGGGTTTGAGGTCG